CAAGCGTGGCCAAAAAGCGTTGCGTTCCCCATGCTCCGGGCCGCGCCGTGTTCATGCCAATGTTCCGCGCCGATTCCACGTCTCCCCCCGCAGGGATAGCAGCCGGAACAGCCGTATTAGCCACCTGTTTGCGGCTGGCGGCTTGCAGGATAGCCGCAAGAATCTGCTTAGCCTTGTCGTTGGGATCTGCTGTTTGCGGCCCCGGTACGCCTCCGGGTGAAGGAATTCCGGGTACTTGGCCACCGCCAAGGCCGGGGATGCTTCCACCGGCGAATGGTGCGGTGGTCACTGGAACTTGGGATTGAGTTTCGATTCCCATTATGCCAACCCCGCGATCACGTCGAGAATGCTACCGGCCGTTCCGCCAATGCCCGCCGCCGATGCCGCTCCAGCACCTCCGCTAATCGTTGGGAGAAGGCTAGTCAACGTGTCCATCGTGCTCGGGCTGTTCGCCAGCGTAGTTTCCGTGCCCTTTGAAATTCCCATCAGCACGTTGAGCGAATCCTGTACGGACTGTTCGTACATCTGAGTCTCTAACTGGCCTTCGTTCAACTGCACTTGCGAAAGGTAGTCGGCAAGCCCGATTTGCGCTCCGCTCCCGAAGCGATTTCCGCTAGTCGAAAACTGTTCCATTAGCGATTCTGTTCCACGCTCAATCCCAGGTTGCAGTGCTGCGAACAAATTGTTTACCGCCGCCTGATTAAATCCCGAACCGCCTTGCAGGAAGCTCATCAGTGCCGCGGCAACGCCGTTCCCGAATGTGTTTCCCAGTTCGTCGTGCAGGCGCTTCAGGTCAGATGGCGACATCCCCGCTAAAATTCCACCAGCCGAAGATCCCGCTCCCCCGGCGCCACCAGCACCGCCTCCGCTTCCCGGCAATAATCCGGTTGCACCTCCACCGGGAACCAAACTTGTTGGCGAGTATCCACCAGAGTTGGCTCCGAAAGTTGGGACCGCACTACCAGGAGCGTAAGGATTTGAAGCCGGCGCTCCAGATGGCAGATTCGTCGGCGGTAAAACCGGGTTCTGTCCGCTACTCGAACCAGTGGAAGGTACTGACGAAGTTCCCGCTCCCGTGCTACCAGTCGGGTTACGTCCAGGCAGCAAGCTGCTCCAGTTGGAATCCTGCATAGCCAGCACCGGATTGGAAGTAGAACCCATTTGTCAATATCTCGAAGCTCCCACCATAATCTGCACTGCGCTCAACCGCTTGTCCCTCTCAGGTTGGAGTATACGCGCTGCAATTAGTCCGGGTCTACCCGATTCTCCTCCGCTCTGCTGATAGTCCGGGTCACCGTACAAGATGTTGTGAATGAACGTCGCCTGATCATTCCACCTCAAAGCAATGGCTCCGCGTTCCGCCGCTGCGTAGCACATGATGTCAAACCAATCGGCGGGAATCTTAACGGGCGATTGTGGAAGTTTGTCCGTGAACGGGTGCCTCACCTGATAAGGTACGTAGACGTTGTACTTGGCTCCCGGCTGAGAACCGAACCAAAACATATCTCCATACCGAGTGTATTTGAAAGGCACACCTCCGGGCTGGAAAAGCAAAGTCTGAATCGCTTTCGGAGTCAAATAGTCCATGCTGTAGGCAGAGATGTTGTTTGCATTCGCCACAAGCCCAACAGAGATTGCCTGCGTTGGCGTAAGGAAGATAACCGGGTCCTCCATGATCGTCATGTCGTCGCCGGGGGCGAGAAACTTAGACACCTGATACATGTAGTTGCTTCCCTGCCAGCCGAGGCCGGGGCCAATCGTAAATAGTGGTCCAACCTTCTGCAACTCAGGGAAAGGATAGTTCGCGGTGAGTTCGCGCAATGAGTCGCGTAGCCACGCGCTAGGGCGCATCTCTGGATTTGTGGCCGCTTCGCTCACGTCTTGCCGATTCTGCAGAATGGCAGCGACCTTGTTGATGAAGTCGTTGATGACGTGCGGAGTGTTCGCGGGAGATTGAAAACTCATACAGCCACCAATATGAGAGCAGGAACCGTGCCGCCAATTCCTAGCAAGTTGAGTTGGTTTATCCCGCCATGCTCGGACGGGTCGCAATAAATGAATGCGCCGTTCGGTCCCGTTTTTATAGTCGTTTGCACTCCGCCAACTGGGGTGAATTGAACATTCATGTCCGCCGTTGGACTAAGATTCTGCACAATCACCAAGTACGCTATGCCTCCAGGTCCCGGCATTCCTTGTCCGGTACCTCCTACGGTTGCTTGGATGTACTGCTCGTAGAAAAACTGCGTTCCATTCAGGGTGGGGTTGCCCAAATCAACCGTGGTAATCTGTGGAGGCGGAGAAATCAGATTGTTCTGAATCGCTAGCACCGCTTGGAGAATGCAGTTGATGTTCGGTGTGCTCATGCGAGAATCACCTTGTAGTGCGCCGATGCCGTGCTGCACCTGAGTGTAACAGTTGTTTTGGTCCAAGGGGTAGTGGGAGATCGGCCAATCAATCCTAGATTATCGGTGTCCTGCCCTACGATGGTTATCGGAATCCTTCCAAGCGAATGAGGTATCGTAAAGTCTGTGTTCGCAACTCCTGGCGTTATCCCGCTCGCCTTCCACACGTCAAGGTTGATGTCCTTATCCGTGTTGTTCATCGTCGCCCCGAAGGACACATTGCGAGCCAGAACTCTTGCGAGGCGTTCTGACCACCTGGCAAGGTTGCGTGGGACTTTTTCATCGCCCAAGCATGTAGATTGTGGTTTCATGCCATCACCGTGGTTTCTACTCGACCTTCCAACCTCGCCTTGGTGATTGACACTGGTCCTGCGTTCGGTGCTCTCAACACGGATAGTTGCATGTTAGCGGCGGAGAAAGCCATCCCGATGAGCACCGTGCAAAGTTTCTGAGTTGCACCAATCGTTCCGATTGTAACCTGCTGGCTTTTACTGACGGGGGTGCTGGGGCTTTTGGCATCAGTGATCCCAAGAACTCCGCTCAGTGTAACTGTTATGGTTGCGACTCCCAAATCGCGATACGACAAGATTACTAAGCCAGTCGTCAGTGTTCGCCCTGCAATTCCATCCTCTACTTTCCAGTTGTAGAAACTTCCGCTATTTGGATCGTTGAAGTTTGTCGGATCGAAAGTGTACATCACACCCAGAAACCCGCCGGAAAACACAGTGGCGGGAATCAGGATCATGTTTAACTGCGTTGCCGTTCCTCCATTGGATGCTGGCATCGTTTACACCACGTTTGGAACAGACACAAGTTGCTGGCCAATGCTGGGGGCTGGCAGCGCGAGGTCCCATGTTGCCCAGTTCTTATCCTCGAAAGAATAGACGTACACCCGAGTGAACGAAGGAAATGGTATCCAGATTTCATAGGTCAGATACACATAGCCCGCTTTGAAAATAGGAATGATGTTCGCCACGGGAGGTCCGCTGCAATTCGCTAGGTCCGTCATAATCGCGTCACGCGAATTGCCCCCTATTGGCTGGGCGTTCGTTACGCTCAGGCTATAGATGTTATCCTGCGCGACGAATGCCGCGGTGGGTCCGTATTGCGAAATAGACCAAGGCAGGACGTTTCCAATTCCGTGATCGCTGGCCCACATGTGGTCGAACTCCCACGGCGTAACAGCACTCCCAGTAGGGGTCATCTGCGTTATGCCAAACGTGCGGAAAATGTATCCCGCAATTCCTAGCATGGCGAGTCCGGTAATCTGGTCGGACACGTCAAGAAACGGATTGAAACCTGCGCTTGTATTTTGCGTCGGGTCCCACTGTAGCGGAAGTCCGTTCGCGCTCCACCAAATCAAAGTGGGGAAGTTGTAAATCTTTCCGTTGCCTTGGTCCTTGATGCTGATGTTGGCTAACAGGAGTTGGTTGTTCAACTCGGCAAGGAATCCAGCCCCTATAGCGATAGGACCGATGATGGTCGGACCACCTGGCAGCGATCCTCCCACGGTCGGAGAATCTGACAACGAAATTCCTGCAATAGAGTTGGAAGTAGAAGCGTCGCTGAATGTTTGTTGAAAAATTGGCGCGGCGGCGATCCCGTCCCAGTACGCCAGGAACGGGGTGACTGCCGCAATTCCACCGCTTCCGTGCGGAGGAGCAAGCAGCGCGCTCGATGTGTAGTAGATACTGTTTGCGAAAGTACGATAGGTAAGAGGCTGCTGTGCAAGGCTGCCAGGACCAGCGGCGCCAACAGTGCTCCACGGAGCAGAGGGAAGTAGGGCTGGGTTGTATTGGTACATATTATTTCCAGCCCACGCGACCGTGTGGTACGTTCCGTTGATGTCGAGGAAAGAAGAAACTCCAACGGGAAATGGAACAGGGAAATTAAATATGTTTCCGGTAAACGGAAGGGTGAACGCGGGGCGTGATCGCAACTCGGAGTTGCGAAGCATGAAGTTGTTGAAGGAAGGGGAAGCCTTATCCGAGATGAGTGTTTCTGGTTTTTGAACGTCTAACCCTTGGTATGGACCTTCATACTCTGCGGCCCAAGTTCCATCGCTCTTGATTTGAATAGCCACATGTCCGCCTCAAATCGAAACTTGTAGCACGCCGCTGCCAAGCGTGTTTAGAACAAGGCCATTTATCGGGAACGCCTTCATGTACGTCAAGCTCCCGCCAGCAGCCGCCGATTGTGGATTCCAAACTGTCCTGCCCACGACATCTGTAACCAATAACACTGTCGAAGCTGTGGGGTTGTCCCAGAGCATTTGCGTCACGTCAATCAGTTGCGCGAGTTGCGGGAAGAGGATCGAGAGTACGTTTCCCTGCGCTCCAGCGTTAGCAAGTGAAGAACGCCAGTCCTCAATGCGAACCGTGAACGTGTTCACGTCAATCACGGAATCAATGCGGTACGCTCCCGCCCACCCGGACACTGAGGGGTTTTGAATCGAGATGTAGTCGTTTACGGCATGGCCGTGCAGGGCAGCCACAACTGCTGTAGACCGTGCTCCGTTGCGCGTGATCGACGTAATCGCAATCGAAGTCGATTGGTCTGCCGGAACGAAGCTCCAAGGATTGCCCCGGATGTCGGCCATCAGTAACTCCCCGAACTCGCCGGCAGAGTTGGCAGTTGAGTGCCGGGGTCAACCGGATGAATCAGTTTTGGGTCTGGGACAAGCTCCTGCCGGTCGCGTGATGCTTCCACCGCCCAGTTGTATTCGAGTGAACCCAAAATAGCGCCGTCCTTGCACGTATCGCTGCAAACCAAAAGTCCGTTGTCCCATTCCATCAGCGAGAGCGGCATCTTGCGGTTACACCGCTGGCACGTAAAATACGTAAAATCGCAGAAGCCTCTCCAAATCATGCGGCACCAAGTGTTTCTTTTTCAACTCCCGCCTCAGACTCCGGGGGCGAATCCAGAGCCGAGGCAGAAGTTTTCGTGGGGGCAGAGTGGAGTGGCAAATCGGATGGATCGCCAGATGAAAGCGAGTACGTATCGGTGTCACCCAGTTTGGAAAAGTGCTGAAATATAATCCAGTCAGACGCTACTTGGACATTGGGGAAATCCCCTGCTGTATTGCACGAGCATTGGACGTGTACGGGCTGGCCGAAACCAGACGGATTGGTTGTGACAACCGCTGAGTGGTCCATGCGTCCCTCACCCTAGAGCAATGCATACAGATTGTACAGCATGTACAAGTTCACTGTCCCGTTGCCAAGCGTAAGCGTTGGCGTGGTTCCGCCAAGTTTTACTTCAAGGCCCAGGTTGACGCAATTCGTTAGCGCAGTAGGCGTAATCAAAATAGTGCCCACGCTCGCTACCGTGTTTACGGCCTGATCCACGAGCCCTGTCGGAGACAGGGAAATCAGGTTTCCCGTTTTCCCTGTGTACTCAATCTGGATGACTGGAGTTGTTCCGCCAATGGTGTATGCGGTCCCACCAAACACGTACTCCAAGGTTAGCGTGGTTGGCACATACAAATATCCGCGAGGAGGAACGAGGTAGCTTGGCAGCCCTGCCACGATGGGCGGCGCAACGAGCTGAACGGCGGTTGTGTTCAACGCGAGCAACTGCGCGCTGGTAAGCTGGTACACCACCGCCATGTCGGATGACACGCCCATTTGGGCCGTACCGTTCGGAGCCTCGTTCAACTGGAACTGGTCCCAGAACGTACCCAGTACTTCGGGCGAAACGCCAAGCGTCTGATTTTGGAACGGAAGATTGGGCATTTAAGCCCTCCTAATTAGGGTCCGTAACTCCACGCCGTACCACGCCAAGTCAGTGGAACCACGGAGAATCGCTGCGTTGATTTGAACAGCAAAACTTCCGTTTTGAAATCGTCGTCCGTAGAAGCCATCAGAGGCTCGCGGTCGTAAAAGTTGAGCTGATGCCCTTCTTTATCAGCCAGCAATCCCCAGCCATTCGGCGAGGTTAGGTAGTTCAGTTCCAACCCCTGCAAGTTTTCCGCGAGCACCCAGTTCAGTTCGTTGTTGCTAGAACCCGGCACACCAGGAGATCCCAAAAGTTCGCGCACGTTGCGCCGTTGCTGCACGGTGTGGATGAGCCACTTTGGTTTGACGTGTGCGGGAATACCGCGGTCATCCGGTTGCAGCGCGAACATGGTAATCATTTGCTGCAATGAAGTCATCGTCAAGTCTGTATCCGGCGACGGCCGGTTCGGATAGGTGCCCGCAGAGTTGATGATAGTGGAAATGTTTGGTGCAATCGCGGTGGCCGATACCCCGCCCATTAGCGGCTGCGCTGTGTTGAACAGCGATACGCCGTTGGTGGTCGTGATCGTAGCGCCCAGGTTGAACAGCGACGCAGCCACCGCTTCACGCGAGAACAGAGCAGACTTTGCGTGAGCCTTCGGCACGTTGCGAATCAGGCCGTACTTGTCGTCCGCAACCAGTTGCCGGGTAGCTTCCGTCAAAAGCCCGTACTGGATATGGACTGCCTTCTTCGTGCCGCCCTGCAAGATGCCGTCCGCCTGCGGAGGCGTTCCTTCTTGCATAATCGGCATCGGCCCAGTGCCCGAGAGTTCGTAGAGGATTTCGTAGGCATCCTCGCTCGTCATCTCGTTCAGGTAGTGCGTGTACTGAGGCGCGTGTTCCTTGAGATCGGTTGCTTGCCAAAAAATGTGTCTCAACCCAGGAGCCAGAAGTGGCGGGAACAGGTTCCGGGATAAAAGGTTATTGGGCACAGACGCCTCCAGTCAACGACATATTTGTGGTATGATAGGAACCATGCCACTCAAAGACCCTGAAGCACGCAAGAAGTACAACAGAGAGTACCGACTTGCACACCTCGAAGAATACAAGCAGCGGGACCGCGAGTACCGCGAGACTCACGCTGGGGAAATTTACGAACGCAACAAAAAATACGTTGAAAATAATCTTGAAAAGCATCGAGCTTGGTGTCGAAAAGGAAACGCTAAATGGAGACAGGCGCATCCTGAACAGTGGTCCGAAATACTTTCCAAGTACGACCGTGAATTTCCTGAGCGCCGAGCCGCAATGCGTCTTGTCCACAAAGCCATGCGAAAGGGCGAACTCATTCGGCCAGATCATTGCGTTTTCTGTGGCCGCCCGTGCAAACCTCATGCCCACCATAACGACTACGAGAATCCGTTGGAAGTAGTCTGGTTGTGTTCGCCGTGTCATAAACTTGCCGATCAAAAACGTGCCTCCAGAGAAAACTCTAACTGACTACGCGAAGATCGAAACGTCAGGGTAGAGGAACGTGAACAAAACGTGTCCGCCTACCGTGCCGACCGGATCAAGCGGGTCCAGTGCTACGATTGTTAGAACGGCATTCACACCCGTCTTTCCTGCGTCTACGTACCAGAAATTGTTTCCGGTGTCCTTCGTCATGCCGAGTTGTGTCCCGACAATGTTATTCGCAGTAGCGGTCGGGTTGTTCGTCGTGCCGTACTTTGCACGAAACACCGTCGTCGGTGATGCGATGAAAAAGTAACTGAACCCGTCTGTAATCGGAACCATCGGCGGGGTGATAACAGCAAGCGATTGATTCGCGTTTGCCGCAAAACTTCCGATGGAAGAACCAGGCCCGAGAATCGGGGAGAACCCCGAAGGTGCGCCCGCGCCGGTCGTGCCCAAGTTCTGTGCGTTCTGGGCAGCGATGCCTGCGATCAATCCGCCAGCGCCAACCGTCGCGTTCCAAATCTGTACGCCACCGTCGCCAGCGGCCAGCATCACTGGCATACCGTAAAGGAAAACTTGCCCCGCTTCTTCAACGATGGCCTTCATGGGGAAGGAAATTGCGCCGCCGAGGTCAAGCTGTGGCTCAATCGCATCTGCAAAGTTTCCGGCCATGTCTTCGTCTCCTTATTCCTGCGCCGCTTGGTGCGTCGTCTGCGCCAAAACGGAATTTCCAGAATTTGCCCTGCGCCGCTCACTCGTAATCGCAGCGGGGTCCAACTCTTCGGTCCTCATGCCTGGAATCAGATTCTGTGCAGACATGGGCTTTCCGTCCATACCGAACGGTTGTGGATACGCCAACTGGTACGCGGCGATATTCTGCGCCTTCCGACTCTCGCGCCACTTCCGCATGGGGATCTTCATAAGGCGGCGGTCGCCGGAGCGAATCTCGTCCGAGAATCCTTTCCCGTCTTTCGACTGCTTCTTGCTGTCACGTCCCATCACGGTATCTTCGCTCGCCATGCGGACATCGTCGGTCGTTGCGAATTGCCAGCCAGCCCATTTCAATCCTTCCACGCGCTCATGGAAGGGATTGGCGCCATTGCGATCTTCTGCCCAGTGGTAGTGGTAATCGGAATTGAGAATTGTTTCGACTTTCCCGGAAATCGGAGGCGAGATGTTTCGAGCGGTGATACTTGAGTCCATCAGGTCGCGTAACTCTTCCGGCCACGCCTCGATGTTCTTGCCGTGAGTCTCAATCAGTTCGCGCTGCAATGCTTTCGGAAGATTGTAGCCAGTGCTCATGCCAGCCCGCCTTGCTGCTTAACCCAGTCGGCAAATTGCTTGGGGTCAATGCGAAGTTTCCGCAGTTGCTCCGAAGCTGACATCGGAGCGCGGTCGGGATTGCGCGGGTCAATCCAGGTCAAGTCGGGGTCGCTGAAAGGCGAGTCGTCCCCTCCTGTGCTTGCGGCGGCATCTTCGAGAAAGAATTTTCCGGTGTTGGAATCCTGTTTCAATCCGCCCTTCCTTGCTTCCTGCCCGATGACGAGTGTTACCGCGTTCCGGCATCGGTCGGCATAATTCGGTTTGGATTTTTCATCGAAGGGGATTCCGTTGATTACTTCGCGGAAACGCGGAACCAGGCTCGGCCACTGGTCGCGCACTTCGCGGATCACGTCCTCTTCCGTCACTCGCGCATTGGTGAGCACGTTCAGGACGAATGCTTTTTTTGTTTCGAGGGCTTGCTTTTCTTCGGGGGTGAGGTTGCCTTCGGCTTCGCGTGCGGTGCGCTGTTGCTCTTCGTTGAGGCCGCGCTTTGCCTCTTCTTCCATCGCGTTCCACTTCGTAGAAATCGTTTCGACTTGATCGCGGATTGGCTTTACAACTGCTTCGATGACGGGTCCGAGTTTCTCAACCAACAAGTCCGCTTCGGACTTCGTTTGCGTCCCGTCGCCTTCCGCTGGTTTCTTGTTCCAAAGTCCCATGACTACCATTACCTCTAGGCACAGATGTTAGCCCATCGGTACTGGTACGTGTCAAGTTCTTTTTAAAGGAAATCTCTTGGGACAGAAGGAATCGGTCCCACCACCGCTGACTGACTACCTGCATCTCGTCGCCGCATGTCGGCCAGTAGCATAGTCTCAGGACCACGTGTTGAGTTTTCATT